CGTCTGTGTCGAAAGCGTAAAGCCCACACAAATGCGATTCATAAAGGCCACGAAGGGTAAGTCCGGAAAGAGATCCGGCAGCCTCCGTGCGGATAGAACAGACAATGTGCTCTGTTCGGTTCTCCAGGACCTTCAGACTTTGGTCGGGTTACTCGGAAAAGTTCTTCACTTAGAACTTCCCAGTCTTCCGACTCTACAGTCTGTTGCAGATGTTAAGAAATTCTGCGCTGGTCCTGTCGAATTGTCACCGTCCCATGGTTGGGAGCGTCGTAAGATTCGTTATGACGATAGATCCAAGTTCGTAGGTATCTGTCGTCGTCGTGACTACATGAGTCTTGCAGCCTCCCTTTTCCTCTTTCGTAAAACATTGCCCGCGGAAAGTCCTTCCTTGGACGCATATCATGACAAATTCGTTAATACGAAGCCGGTCAACGACGGTTTTTGTGATTTTGTTGCTGTCGAGATACCCAAACTATTTAAGGATGGTTGGGACTCCAGCTTTTTTGATCGTGTGTCGCGGACTTCTGTGGGTCGTAAATCGTGCCTCGAGAAAGGGAATGGAATTGAGACTTCTCGTGATTTTTTTATTAATAATCGTGAAGGTTTCATGCAGATGTGCACCGAGGGTGTCAAGATCCCTCACGTGCGTCGTATTGCTGTTGCTTTAAAGGCCGGCAAAGCGCGTGTGATAACGGTTGCGTCTGCGTTCCAGTATTGCCTTTCTCCTCTGTCAAGTATGATTTATGATCACCTATCAAGAAAGAGGTGGCTTCTACGTGGTTCCGCAGTACCGTCGAGCTTTGCTGACTTTCAACGAGTCGTCGGCGAAGTCTTCGTTTCGGGAGACTACGAGTCGGCTACTGACAACTTCAATTTGGGTCATAGTCGTTTCATTTTAGATCGTGTGCTAGATTCCTGTGCGACCGTCCCGGACGGTGTTAAGGATATGGCACGTGATTCGTTAAATGCCGTGGTCGTGTCAGACGGACGGGAAACTTTCATGAGGTCTGGCCAGTTGATGGGAGATAAGTTATCTTTCCCTCTCCTGTGCCTGACTAACTACCTGGCATTCGCGTATGCTATGCGGCCGTTCGGGCGATTACCTCCATGCAAGATTAATGGAGATGACATCGTCTTCCGGTCAACAAGAGCACAAGCGGATCGGTGGTTCCAGGAAGTTTCCCGCTCTGGATTGGTCGTTAGTAAGGGAAAGACGATGGTCGACGACCGTTTCTTTTCCCTGAATTCGTCATTCTTTGAGGCAACTGGTGGTCACCCTAAGATCGTACGGTTCATTCGTTCCCTACCCCTCTTCAGGCCGTCTACGGACGGTTCTCTCAAGTTGGGGGAGAGGGCGCGGTCTTCGTGCGTCGGTTTTTCCGGCGAGGATCGTGAAGTCATATGGACTGAGTTCTTAAGGCGTAATAAATCGTACCTGTGGAAGTCACAGGTTTCTCTTTCGCGTGGTCATGGCATTCGTGTCCATCCTCACAACCTTTCTGTTCTTGGAATCTTTGAACGGGAGCAAACTTACCTGAGTTTGCCTCCCCGTCTCGATTCGTTTCCTTCGAAGAACCGACGTATGGTCGGATTTCGTCGGATCCCTGTTACCTCTCGGGCAACAGCAAGGGCAGTTTTTGGAAGTAGGGATGAGCTTCGTCGTAAGTTCGTCGATGAGGCGTGGCTTCCTGAGGAACCTGAGGAGATTTCCGCAATGGGTCCTCTCAGGTGCGAGAAGGCTGTACTTCGTAAGGGAGTCGTGTCAATTGGTAAGTTCGGTCACCTTTTCCGGAAGGAGAGCGGACTTGGCCGGTTCATGACGCCCCGGGCGTTTTATAGTCGTTACGAAAAAGAAAATGTAAAAAGAGGATACGTGGTCGACGGGTGGAAGCCGAAAGGGCCTGAGTTTGTCGCCGCCGGTAGCTCCCGCTGACCGGAGTAGACCCTCAGACTTTTGATCCCGCAATGTGGATTCATTCTCGATGACGACAGGTTCCGTCCGGAGGGCGACCCGACGAGGCAGCTTCGGCTGTTAACCTCATAATTCGGAGCACCGTGACGGGGGTGGGGAAGGTACGTAGGGTTAGGCTCTGCCTGCCGACTGTCCATCACCTGTCAAGAGAATGATCACCACACGTTAATCCATA